CAGAAATCAACTTAGCTTTTAGAGATTATGGTGAACTAGCTAGAGAAAAATTCTATAATGCTTATTTAGGAGGAAGTACTAAAGATCTATTTGCTACAGATATTATTAAGTCTGGTAACTATTACAAGTATGATATATCATTAAGTACTTCTAAGTTACCATTCAACTATACATCATGGGCAAATACTCAAGAGCCAAGTTACAATCCTTATGATGCTGCAACTTGTTTTGTGTATCAACCAACTAGAGTAATATACTCATTGCCGGCTCAGTATGAAGGACTTAAAGATGGTTGGAGAGTCTTTTTACCGAATAACTATTATGACTTTAATAATGTAGTTACATGTATCAAGCCCGTGAACAAAAGTGGTGCTATGATATTTTTTGATGCTGCAAGTCCTGTACAATTCCAAGGTACTGATCAGTTACAAACTGATTTAGGTACCAAGCTTACTATTGGAGATGGTGGTTTGTTTTCACAACCTATGCAACAAATAATTAATGTTGATGCATCTCATGAGTATGCTAGTTGTCAGAATAGATTAAGTGTTATAAATACACCTGCTGGTTTATACTGGATAAGTCAAAACCAAGGTAAGATATTTAGCATGGCTGGTGGTCTTAAAGAAGTATCTAATGTAAACATGAAGTGGTGGTTTGCACAATATCTACCATATCAGCTAACTGAAATATTCCCAGACTTTAGTCTTATAGATAATCCTGTAATAGGTATAGGATGTCAGTCTATGTATGATAATGAAAATGGATTGTTATACTTTAGTAAAAGAGATTTTATATTAAAGAATCCATTTACTGCAGATGACTTTGAATACATACCTGGTACTAACCAGTTTATGTATCTTCCTACTGAAACTATTATAGAATTAGGTGATCCTTTATATTTTCAAGATGCTTCATGGACAGTAAGTTATGATCCAAAAACTGATGGATGGATTAGTTACCATGACTGGCACCCAACTCTTAACCTACCAGGTAAGAATACATTTATGACTGTGAGTCCTTATGATAGAAAGTCAATATGGATTCATAATGAAAGATGTGACTTGTACTGTAACTACTATGGATTTAACTTTCCATTTGAGGTTGAGTTTACTGTAAATACCGGGGGCACAGTTAATAGCATAAGAAGTATAGAATATATAATGGAAGCTTATAAATATGCAGCTAACTGTTATGACAGATTCCATGTGCTTGACTACAACTTTGATGAGGCTGTTCTTTACAACACAGAACAGGTATCAGGATTGTTGAGATTAAATATTAAACCTAAAGATAATCCTAATGCTATTCTCCAGTATCCTATTATCAATCCAACTAATATAGATATACTGTTTTCTAAAGAAGAGAACAAGTACAGATTCAATCAGTTCTGGGATATTACAGATGACAGGGGTGAATTCAATCTTGCAGCACAAAGACCTATTTGGGATACAGCTCCTAATGGTTATGTAAGAGTACTTAACCCGGCTAACTTAAACTATAACAAACCTGAATTACAGAGAAAGAAATTCAGACACTATACAACTTCAGTTCTATTAAGAAAGAGAGTTATTGCTGGTCAGAACATGAACTACAAAATGTTGATCATGATCGCGGATTTAAAAAGTTTATACTCTCCAAGATGATGAATACAGGTGTTATATATAAAATTACTAGTCCTTCCGGTAGAATATACATTGGGCAAACATTTAATTATAAAAAAAGATTAAATTTTTATAAAAACTGTTCAGCAAAAACTCAAGTAAAACTGTATAAATCATTTAATAAATATACATTTGAAAATCATATATTTGAAATTATAGCAAATAACTTAGATAAATATGATATTAATCCAATGGAAGAGTTTTATATAAAATTTTATGATTGTGTTAATAAAGGATTAAATTGTACTTATTCTGCAACTGCCCCAATGAGAGGTAGAAAACATACAGATAAAGTTAAATTAAAAATGTCTGAAATAAGAAAAGGTAAAAAACCAGGCATAAGAACAGAGGAACACAAACAAAATTTATCAAAAGCTATAAAACAATCTTTTTTAGAAGGAAGAGTAGGACATAGAAAAGGAGTAATTGTATCTAAAGAAACTAGAAATAAAATATCAAATATTAAAAAAGGTAAAACTCATACCTTAGAACACAGATTAAAAGTAAGCTTAAATCATAGAAGCAGAAAACTTTCTATTGATACAGTACTTGAAATAATAAATATTATAAAAAATAAAGAAATGACTACTAAAGAAATTGCTTTAAAATATAATATTTCTACATATACTGTTTATAATATAAGATCAAATAGAAGAACAGATACTAAAACACTTTATTCACCAAGATAATGAAACAGAATAAAATACCTAGAAATGAGTACATCAGAAAACCTGTGGGTAAAACAAATCCTTACAAACATGATGTACTTTACACTAACTTAGGTCAGTGGAAATATCCAGGCCAGGTTACAAGAATTCCCTCTAATGATATAACCATGCAGGGTGTAGATTATCCTGTATATGGAGAAGATGACTTAGGTTATGGTCAGATGATGTACCCGGGTATGGACTATACATTCCCAGGTCAGTATGTTACTGAAATACCTATGGCTCAAAAAGGTAAACAAGTGGAAGATAGAGATTCTTGGTTAGAAAACATTGCAGAAGTATTTGATCCAACTGGTATATCATCATGGGATGATGTTTATAGAGCTTATAAAAATACAGGTCTTAGCGGTGAAACAGCTCTTGAAGCATTTGGTGCTATACCTTTATTAGGTAAAATAGGAAAAAGTGGAAAAATTATAACTGGTGGATTTGGCTTATTGCAAGATGCTGTTAAAGCTTCAAAATATTTACCTGCTAGTAAACAACAACAGTTTATAGATCAAGCTTTTAAGATGTACCAAAATTATAACAAAGCTGGTGGAAAAGAACTTGATGAAACTTTAGGAGCAACTACAAAAATATTAAAAGATAAAATACCATATATTAATCCTAGTAAATGGAAAAGTTCAGATAAAGCAATAAATATTGCAAATAAAAGCTTTAAAGCTGGAAGACTATCAGATGCTGTACAAGCAGCTTTAGGTGCTAAAGATGACTCAGGATTTACTTGGGATATGAGACAGGGTGAAGTTCCTAAGTATGGTGGAAGAAATATATTTCCACAAATAGAATTAGGTGAACATGGAGATTTTGCTTATGGAGGAGATCCTTCTCTACCTAACATAACAGGTCATTATCCTTTTGGTGGACAAAACACTAAGACTCATACTCATATGAAAGAAGGTGGATGGCTTGATGAGTATCAGGATGGGGGTTTTAATATTTATAATGATCCTAATACTTTATTTGTACAACAACATAGTAGACAAGTATTTAATCCAAACTTTAATAATCAAGAACCTGTAACAGGTATAGATAAAAATCTTTTAGTAAGGCAACAATTTAAAGAATCAACCTTTAATCCTAAAGCTATATCACCTGCTAAAGCAAGAGGATTAGCACAAATAAAAGAAAATGTTGAAACTGATGCAATTAAAGCTGGAGTGTTAAAAAAAGGAGAAGATATATTTGATCCTGAAGTTAATGCAAAAGTTCAAAAATGGTATATGAATGACCTTTATGATTCAAGCTTTATAAATAAACCTGGTCAAAAAGATAGTGTTAAATTAGCAAAAGCTCTTGCTGCTTATAACTGGGGAAGAGGAAATACTTTAAAACATCTTAATGAACAAAAGAAAAAAGGTATTGATATTTATAATTCTTATAACTGGGTAAACAGTTTACCTAAAGAAACAAAAGATTATGTAAATAAAATACTTTTAAAGAAAGATTCAAAGTTTGAAAAAGAGTTTGAAAAAGCTTATGAAAAATATCCTTATAAAGAAGAAGGTGGAGAAATAGGAGAAGATGAATTTAGAAGAGGTGGTCCATATACACCACCAAAACTTAAAAGAAAAGCTAAAAAGTATGGTACATCTAAGAACATCCAGTCTAGTATAAACAAATTGTTTACTAGAAACTATGATGTGTTTGGCCCGGGTGGTAAAAATATTTATAACCCAAATGTATATAAAACAGGTGGTTGGCTTGATTTTGTGGATTAATTTTATTATATTTATTATATTTGTAATATGACTAAAGAAGAAATATTAGCAGCCGCAGGTTATCCTAATACCCCAGATGGTATTGCTGCATTCTACAATGAGTATGATACTCCAGATGCATTTTTTGCAAAACATGGTGGCAGTTTAAGTGGTGCTCCTCACAATGGACAACCTACTGCAGATCAGTTTTTTAACTATGGATCTCATGTAAATGACAAGCTTAATATACCTATGAGTAATCCATTCTTCTTAAAACAAGGTGGTACTTATTATGGTGGACCTACTAGGCCATATGCTTATGGTGGAGATATTACAGAATTCTGTTGGGGTGGAGGATTACCAGGTGGGCCTAATGAAATGCCTGAGATGTTACATGGTGGATATCATTCACCTATGAACTATGGATCATTCCCGGCTGTTGAATGGGGTGGTGCTTTAGATGCATCTAATGAAGATGAGTTTCCTATGATGGATGATGGTGGATCTAACCTTGCTAAGATTATTAAAGCTGCATCTAAAAAGATGAAAAAGACTTATGCTGCTGGAGGTAAAACTACAATTCAAGGTGGTAACCAAAACTACCTAGAAAATAAGAGAGCTTCTTTTGATGATGCTATTAAGAATAATGTATATAATACATTTATTAAGGAAGAAGAAAAAGTAGCTATGCAAGCTCTTAATCCTTACGCTACAGGTATGGAAGATATGGACCAAACATATCAAGCTAAAAAAGGTAAACAAAAAGAACCAGATGATGTTCCTGTAGATTTTGCAAAAACTTTACCTGATTTATTTCCAACAGGTAGAGATTACTCAAAATACCTACCAGCTGATATTCAGTCTCAATATATGATGAGTAATGCTGATTATGCTAAGATGGCTGATCTTAATCAAAGATTAAAAGATAAAACTTTTAACTTAACTAACTTTGAAGGTACTCCTGAGTGGGGAGCTATGGCAAGACTATTAGGTAAAACTGGTAGAAAAATGTTTGGCCCTAAATCAGTAACTTATAAGTTTACAGGTAAGGGAATTAAACAAGTTCCTGTAAAAGATACTGAACTTAACTTACCAGGATTTGAAAAACAAAGACAACAAGGTGCAACTCCATCACAATTGATGAATGATTATTATAATCAAGGTAGTACTGAGTTTGAAGATACAGCAGGTACAGGATCTAGAAATATGATAGAACCTGAAAATATGCAAATGCGTAAAGGTCAAATGCCTGATGGTCTAAAAGAATCTAGTTATATGAGAAGTCTTATGTTAAAGAAGAATCCTTTAATGCAAGAGTATCTACAAGATTATGATAATAATGAGTTTCAAGACAGAAATTACTCCGATCAGTATATTCAAAAACAATCTGCTTTACCTACAGATGATAATAGTTTAATGGAAAGTGCAAGAGGTTATTATTCTCCATTTGCTGAGTTTTTTACACCATCTGGATATGGTCCAGGATATGCTGATGAGAATGTTCAATTAGATCCATCTAAATTAAGAACTTCTACAGATACAGCTACTGCAAGAAAAATGCAACAGCTTATTAAAAATAAAAAGTATGGCGGTGGATTAAGTAAGTATCAGATGGCTGGTCAAGTAACTCCTGAACAATACTATGAATTAGAAAAAATGTATAAAGCAGCACAGGCTGCTAATGTTGCTAATCCTGGAAAAATGAGTGAAGCTACTGGTGCATTCCAACAAAGATACCATGAACTTTATCCAGAAAGAGCTCAAGAAATTATTCAATCAAGAGGTCAAGCTACAACTAAAGGTAAAAATTTAGCTCCCGGTCAACAATTTAGTTTAGAATCAAATGTAGATAAATACTTTGGTCCTACTACTGAAAAATACTGGCAATCTATACAACAACCTTCGGGAGCAATGGCTCAACCAGGTTCTGTTACAGGAACATATCCTCAATTACAAGATATGAATGTTCCAGATACAGGTATGAATTTAAACTTTAAATCTCCTGCATCAACTCCTAATCTTGCTGCAAGCACTAAACCTTCTACTTTAGGAACTGGTGCAAATCTTCAAGGTCCAAATGAACCAGATACTAATATAGGTAATCTTAATCTGGCATCAGCTCAAGGTGTTAAACCTACTAAAGATGAGATACTTGCTAAAAAAGCTGGTATGGATATGAAACCTCTTCAAAAAGGTAAACCTGAATTAACAGGTCCTACAGATACAGAAGTTGGTCCAGAAGAAACAATAGAATCTAAAGTTAAAAGAAAAACAAAAGGTATTGGTAAAGCTATAGGTCAATATGCTCCAGGTGCTGCTAATTGGTTAGCATCTAATCTAGAGAAAAAACCTAAGTTAGATCCTATGCAAAACCAACCTATTGTATTAGGTAATAGAGGTGACTATCGTGATGCAGAAGGTATGGGTGAATTTAGACCAGATCAACAAGTTCCAGTACAATTCCCTGGAGGATATGGTGCATACAGAACTAAATTTGGTGGAGCATTACCTCAAGCCTTATCAGGTCTTGAAGTAAAAATGCAACCAGGTTTATATGGTACTAATGGTAACAGACAATTCAGTTTACCTACTCAAGTAGATAGTCAAAGATTCTCTCAACAACCTACAGAAGTTAGAAATAGTTTAACTGCTGTACCAAGAGACCAAGCTAACTTAGAAGCTGAAGGTGGTGAAACTGCTTTAGTAAATATTGATGGTATTCCAGCACACTTTAAAATATCAGGTAAAAGACATAGCCAAGGTGGTGTACCTTTAGATCTTCCAGATAATTCTTTCATCTACAGTGATACTGCTAGTATGAAGATTAAAGATCCTAATATTTTAGCACAGTTTGGTATGGCTCCTAAAAAAGGTGGATACACTCCAGCTGAGATTGCTAAGAAGTATGACATTAATAAATATAGAAAGATATTATCTGATGCTAACTCTGAAGATCTAGAAAGAAAAACAGCTGAGGCAATGATAGCTAATAACAATATGAAGTTAGCTAAACTTGCAATGGCTCAAGAATCTATCAAAGGTTTCCCTCAAGGTATTCCTGTAGTAGCTATGCCTTATATGATAGCTAATGATATTGATCCAACAATGTATGCACCTACTCAAGCTCAGGAAGAACAACCTGATGCAGACATGGGTGTACAAAGATATGGTGGAAACATTATTTCTCAATTCCGTAGTATGAAATATGGTGGATTACCAATGGCTCAAGCTGGAGCATCTGCAGATCCTTATGGAGAACGTGAATGGGCTAGAGAATATCAAAATGTTAAAAAACAAATAAATAAATCAAAAGAAGAAGAAGCATATAACTTACAAAAAGAAGAAGCATATAACTTACAAAAAGCAATGGATGAGGTTAAATATAAGAAAAAACAATTATTAGAAAACCTTAAAGATATAAATAGTAATATTATAAAATATGAAAAAACTTCTCTTGCTTCAAATCTTGATCAAAACCATAAGTTATCACTACTATCTGATAAAAATGCAACAATAGAAAAATTAAAAAAAATAGATGCTTTATTAAAAGATATGATAACTCCAGGTAAAGTTATAATTTCAGAAAATTATAAAAATGCAGGTTTAGGAAAAAACCCTTTTTATAAAACTTTTGCTATTCCGGGAGCAACACCTGAAAATTTTAAAAACAATCCTCAGCTACAAAATCAAATTATGCAAGGTATGGGTGCTGTTGATCCTTATACATTTAAACCTGTAAAATATCCTATGATGCCTACTCCTATACCAGGTGGTGAAAGAATGTTTGCAGAGGAAATACCTGTAGAAGAAGATGTAGTAGTTGAACAAACTACTAAACCTGCTAGTAAAAATGTAGAAGTTAAAAAGAAACCTGAAGTCAAAACACAAACCAAATCTAAAAGCTCATCATTCTTAGATGATTATAAAGATTACTTATAATAAATAATATTATGGCAGATAAATTAAGTAAACTAGAAGGTAATAAATTTTACATATCAAATAATGGTGGTAAAGATTGGGAGTATGTAAAAGATCTTACTCCAGCTGAAGTTAACCAGTATGAATATACTAAAGCTGAAAAACAAGCAGGATATGGTGAAAAAGAAGCTTATGGTGTAAAAGGCTTAACTAGGCTTAATATGCTTAGAAAAAGAGTTGGATTACCAGAACTTAGTCCAGAAAGTAGCAATGCATCTGACATTGATAAAACTGTAAGATCAGGTATTAAAGAATTACAAGAATATTCTGCAGGTAAATATAAGAATGTGGTTTATGATTATATGATTAATAAAAATCCTAAACCAAATAATAAACTTATTAAAGCTTGGCAAACTGCTAATAACAGTTCTGCTACACCAAGTATTGCAGATGTACAAAAATCTGTAAATGAAGGCAAGCTTTCTAAAGATGATGTTGTAGGTGCTTATAAAGATCAACAATGGTGGTTTAGAGCTATTGCTCCTGAAAAAGTATACAAGCCAAAAGATGAGTATGAAAAATTAATGCAAAGACAAGGATTTGTTGAGCAAGATGGAAAAAAATACTGGCAAGATACTGCTGACAAACCTTATGAGTATACTGAATATTATACTGATGAAGATGGTAAGCCTGCAGAAACAACCACTACAACTAAAAAAGATGGAACTAAAGTTAATGTAGATGGTAAAGTTAATGTAGATGGTACTGTACCTGGTGGAAAAGTTGATGATAAAACTATAAAAAAAGGTGAAAGAAGACCTTTATATACAAAAATTGTAGAAGAAAAAGCTCCGTGGTGGTTACAGGATATTGTAGGTATTGCTGGAGCCTTTGGTGATCTTAATAGAATTAAAAGATATCAACCTTGGCAAGCTACACCTGATGTAAATTTACCGGGAGCAACTTTCTATGATCCTACTAGAGAACTAGCCGCTAATGCAGAACAAGCTAATATTCAAACTCAAGGTTTAGCTGCCTTTACTGGACCACAAGCTTTGTCTGCTAGATCTTCTCAAATACAAGGACAAGCATTAAAAAATGCTGCCGATGTTATGGGTAGGTATAATAACTTAAATGTAGGTTTAGCTAATCAGTTAGAGCAAAATAGAGCTAGTATCCTTAATACAGCATCTCAAAACCAAGCTAACTTAGATACTCAGTTGTGGGATAAGTATACTATTATGAACCAACAGTTTGATAATTCTAAAAGTTTAGCAAGACAAGAATTAAGAAAAGCTTTTATTAATGGTATAACTAACAGAGCTAAAACTCAAGCACTCAATAGTTTATACCCTAATTATTACACGAATCCATCAAGTGGTGGATTTGTTGATTATGTTGCTACAAATTATACACCTACTCCAGAACAAGATAGTGATTATATTAATAGTACATGGGAAAAAGCTAAACAGCTAAATCCTAATAATCCTGAAAAAATGTTTGAGATACTTTATTCTAAGAAAGCAGCTGCTAATACAGATGATGGATATTTACCAAATCAAAGTTATCCAGGATAAAGTTTTAAACTTTATAAGTTTAATCTAGATAAATAAAATTTTATATATTTAAAACATAAAATAAACAGATGGCAACCTATATACAAGGCTTAACAGATTACATACCTCAAATTCAACCATTTCAACCTGATCTTAACTTTTTTGCTAATGTTATGCAAGCTAGACAAAGCAAGTATGATATAGGAAAAAAGAAAATAAATAGTTTATATGGTAGTTTACTTAATTCTCCATTATCAAGAGAAGATAGTGTTAGAAGAAGAGATGAGTTTTTTAAAATGATTGATCAAGATATTAAAAAAATATCAGGTTTAGACTTGTCTAAAGAACAAAATGTAGATGCTGCTTTAAATGTATTTCAAGGTTTTTATGAGGATGATCTTATACTTAAAGATATGTCTACAACTAAAAAACTTCAGAATCAATTACAAACAGCAGAAGGTTATAAAAATTGTAAAGATCCTGAAAAATGTAATGGTGTATACTGGGATGAAGGTGTTAAAAAACTTCAGTATCAAATGGAAGATTTTAAAAACATGTCAGCTAAAGATGCTATGGGATTCAGTCTTGATAGTTATGAAGCTTATGTTCCATGGAAAGAAAAAGCTATGAAACTGGTTATGGAAAAAGGTTTCAATGCTTCTAAAACTGATGTAAGTGGTGACTGGGTTGTAACTGATACTAATGGAGATGTTGTTAAAGGTGGTTTGTATGGTTTGTTTAAAAGTGTTTATGGAGATGATCCTAGAATACAATCAAACTATCAAACTAAGGCTTATGTTGATATGAAAGATAATGTAAGAGCTGGTATTAATATATATGGCTCTGAAGAAGAATCACAAAAAGCATATGTTACAAGTGTGTATACAAAAGGACTTTCTGATTTAAGTAAGCAATTAAAACAAACAACTGATGATTATGATCAAGTAAATAATGTTGTTCTTGAGTTGGAAAGAAAAAAGAACAATAAAGGAAAGCTTAATGATTATGATCAACAACTTTATAACATGGCAGTTCAAAAAAGAACTGAATTAGATACTAATAAAAAAGAACTTAATAACACTTTAACAGATGTTACTTCTGATTATAACAAAGGTGATGTTAAATACTTAATTAACAAAGCTTTAACATCAAATGCTTTTACACTACAAGTTCAAGACATGAACAATTTAGCTGAATCTTTATCTAAAAGAGGTATGGAAAGAAAAGTTGTTGCAAATCCTTATGGTGAGATAAGTGCTAAAACAGCAGCTAGAAAAAGTGAGATGGCTTATGAAAGTTCTTTAAATATGAAAGAGCTAGAATACAAAAATGTATTGGCTAAAGATTTAGCTTCTTACAATTTTGCTATTGATCTTGAAAAAATGAAAACCAAACACGGGTATGATACAGATGTAGCTTCTATTAAAAAAGGAGTTGCTAATGGTACTATACCAGCACCAGGTGGAAACTTTGAAGAAGGTTTATCAGTTGAAGCAACACCGGGTTCCACTGTTAGTTTAGGTTTAGAAGATAGTCCAGAACTTCTTTATCAAAGAACTAATGTTGTAGCTGAAATGAAAAATGAGGGTGAATCTAAAAATGGTGCTGTAAACTATCTTTATGATGTATTTAATGAAGCTAAAAATAATGCTAAAAATAATAATGGTGCTGAACAATATCTTAAAAATACATATGGAGATAACTGGAACTCTATTAAAAATCCTCAAGACCTTTTAGTAGCTATTAATAAGAAAAAAGGTTCTGGTGGATATTATGCTGTATTTAATAATACAAATAAAATGCTTGATTCTAAAAGCAATCCTTTAGGAGATGTTTCATGGTCTGATAGTGTTATAATGAATAATAAAGAAAGAGTATATAACATTAAAAAATCTCATGATACTTATATAGCTAAGGTTACAAATGCTATAAATGCTACTAAACAAACTATAGATAAAATTAAAAAATCAGCAACAACTGATAACAAAGTTGCTAACTATGCTGACTTGTTAATATCAAAAGGTGGAATATATTTAGGTGGTACTGAAGATGCTCCGGCTGGTTTTGTAAAAGGTTATATAGAAAAAGAAATGAAAGCTGGCAATTATGATGTTGATGCAGGAGATGCTCAAGATGCTTATGAAGCTTTACAAAAACAATTTTATACAACATACAATACTACTGCTCAATTAACTAATACAGGAATAGGATTATCAGGTGGTGGTGTAATTTCATCAGGTGCTGTAAAATATGAAGCTTTGGATTTAAAAAAACCTGGAGCTGTTTCTGCAGATGTTATTAACACTATGAGCGAAGCTTTAAGAAATGATAACTACAAAATAGTTACTGGTAATAACAGTTTAGATAATTATGAAGAAGACAATAATGAATATGCTCAAAGAGTAATTCAAAGTCTTATTACAACTGCTAGATCAGGAAGTGAAAAAAATAAACCTACAATAGCTGCTTTACTATCTGGTATTGCTGCCGAAAAAGAAAATGTATCTTCTATTACAGTAAATATTCCTAAAGATTATCTAGATAAAGTATTAGGCTCAAAAGACAAAGGACCTGAAGCTGATGCAAAAGCTAAAATACTAAAGGATGGTGTTACATTATTCTTTAATAACACAATAACTAAAAGTGATGTAATTAAAGGATCTCAAATGAGTAATACTGAACTTATAATAAGATCTGGAGTAGACCACACAGTTGATGCTTATTCTGATTATGGTGGAACTATTACTTACAAAAACTATGACAAAGCTAGAGGTACTGTTTCTGTTGTAGCAACTCAAAAGTATATTTCTAATGGTAAGTTAACAGAAGAAAAAACTGAATATCAATTACCTATTAGTAAAGTAGGACTAAGTGAACAAAATCATTTAGAAGCTTTTAAATTGCAATCTCAAAAAAATTATAGTATATTAAATAAATAACTATGGCTGAAGAAATAAATATGACTGAAGAGTCAGTTGAGAACCCTAATGTTGAAACAGCTGATTCTTCAGCTGAAACTCCTATTACTGAAAGGCCGATAAATAGTTTAGAGACTATTGCAAGTAATTATAAAGAACTCCCAGCTAAACCTGAGAGCATAGATATATACAAATATGTTGTGGGTAATCCTGTTACAGGCTCTAATCCTATGAACAAATATGTACCTGAAAGATCAAATCCTGCTATATCTCTTGATGCTTTAAAAAATAAAACATTAAGTGACAATAAAAACTATGAGTATATGAGACCATATACTTATAATGGTGATTTTGATGGTGCAAATTTTGAAAGATATTATAACTCAAAACCTTACAAAACTCTAGGATTTTCTCCTTATAGAGATAATGAAAGTCTTTATAATGATAAAATGACTTTAGGTGATGAGTTTGTAAGAGCTGCTAGCCAATGGCCAGCACTTGTTTGGACAGGTTTTAAATCCGGTGTTACATCTTGGGGAGATATGTTTACTGATCCTTTAGCTCCAGATATTGAAGGTGCTAGAGAAATGAAAAGAATAATGGAAAGAGGATCCTCTTCTAGAGGTGGTGTTGGTGGATTTTTAGTAAATACTTTTTTAAACTCTGGTTATACAGTAGGTATAGGTCTTGATATATTAGCTGAAGATTTAGCTTTGATGGCTGTTACAGGTCTTACAGGTGGTTTAGCTTCAGAAGCTACATTACCAGCCATGTTTGCAAGAACTGCCAAGGGTGCAGAAAAAATTGTTGAAGGAGCTAAAATAGCTGATAAGGTTGTTGATGCAAGTAAAACTGCCGGTAAAACTACTAAGGCATTTAAAGCTACTGATACTTTTAGAAGTATTGACAATATAAATGATGCTAGAAACTTTTGGAATACTGGTGTAGGAAAAGCTGTTTCTGCAACAGGTAGAGTGCTTAATCCTTTAGAAAACACTTTACAAGCTGTTAAAGCAACAGACTATGCAACAGACTATGCTAAAGTTGTTGGAACATTTGGAGCTTTTGCTAGAGATGTGATGATGACTAAAGCCGCAGTTGCTGAAGCTAAACTTGAAGGTGGTATGACTAAAATTGATACTACTGAAGATTTGATTAAGTTATACAGAGAAGAACACGGCACAGACCCTAGTGGAGAAGACTTGCAAAAAATAGAAAACCTTGCTAATCAACAAGCTCATAAAACAGCATTGTGGAACTTACCAGCAATTATGTGGAGTAACAAGTTTATGTATGAAACTATGTTAGCTCCTGTAGATAAATTAGTTAAACCTAATGCTGCTAAGTTTTTTGATGATATTGTTTTTGACAATAAAACATTTGTTAAAGCTGGTAAAGGTTTTTTAGATAAAACTAAAATGGCAGCTAAAGCCTTAAAGCAACCTAAAGTTTATGGTAAATATGGTTGGGATTATGTAAAAGGTAATTTAGCTGAAGGTGTTCAAGAAAATTTACAAGAGGCAATAGCATCTGCATCAGCAGAACAAGCAAAAGCTTTATATAAAGATCCGGCAAGAGCTGATTATGAAGGATATTTTGGTTACTTTATGAAAGGACTAGATGATCAATTCTCAGCTCAAGGTGCAGAAACATTTGCTAGTGGTTTTGCTATGAGTTTATTTGCATCACCTATTATGGGTATTCCTTCTAGAGCAGTAAGCAAAACACTAGATCTATTTAATAAAGATGCTGTAACAAAAGCTAAAGAAGCTAGAGATGCTCAAAGAACTCAAGAAGTAAATAGTTTAAATAAGTTTTATGGTAATATACTAAATTACTTTGCTCCTGATTTAAACAATGCTGTTAAACAACAAAAAATGTCTGATGACTTGTATGAAGCATTAGAAAACAATGATGTTAAAACAGCAAGAGATATAAAAGATGAATCTATATTTGAGCATATTCATACAGCTTTAGAAACAGGTAAATATGATATATTCTTAAAGAAGCTTAAAGATTACAAAAATCTTTCTCCTGAAGAAGCAAAAGATGCTTTTAAACAATATGGTATAGAAGATGGTAGTAAAGCATTAAACTATATTGACAAGGTAATTCAAAGAGCAGAAAACATAAAACAAAATTATGAAATGACTGCTAATGAGATGCCTAATCCTTTTAATTATAAGCAGTATAATCCTAAAAATGATTTATATGCTCCAACTTTATTATCTTATAGAGCTTGGGAAGAAGCTAAAAAAAAACTAATATTTGGTAGACAATCTTTACAGAATGTAGCTGATAGGATGGAAAAAATGACTCAAGAGTTTTCTGGTATAGCTAACAAAATAGCTAAATCTGAAGCTCAAACATTTTTATCATTTATGAGTCCTCAAGCTTCATTTAATGAAATTAATATATTAAAAGGTGAGATTCAAGCACTTGATACAGAAATACCTGCACAAGCTAAAGTAAAAAAAGATAAAGAAAAGAAACTTGAACTTGTTCAAAACTTTTATGATACTGTCACTAAAATGAAGTTTGCTAAAACTGAAGAGGAAAAAGATAAGTTTATTAGTGAGTCTAAGAAAAACTTTAACAAGTTTTTAAATCATATTGCTGGTGAAAACAAAGAAATGCTTATAGATACTGAAGTAAATAAAGCTTTCCAAATTCTACTAGATAATATGAGTTTATCTGATGAAGCTAAAGGTTTAGTTAAAGCTGTAAATGTTCTTAGTAATCCTGAAGGGTTTTTAGCTGTACAAAAAAGAATGGCTAATGTTTACTCAGAACTTTTTGATGATATGGAAAATACATTAGCTTATAATAATAATGTATTTGCTGGTAGAAATGATCTTAACTTTTTACTTAATGAGATATACAAAAGATCTGGTTTAATATTAAAACCTGAAGATCTTAAAAAGTTTAGAGATGCTGTTGAAAACAATAAACCGGTGCCCAGTATTAATACTCTTTATGATCAAGAAAAAGAACAAGAAGTAGGTAGAGATGATGAAAGATTTAAAAAAGTAGCAAATATATTTGATGGTTTATTTCCTAAAGCAAAAGAAGAAGAAAAACCTAAAGCTAAGATTACTACAGAAGAAGGTGCTGGTATTACTTTAGGAGAAATTTCTACTTATCCTCAAGATTTATTAGATAAACTTGATGAAAAAAGAAAAAGTCTTATTGCTAATGATGCCTTATCTCCTGATACAACTTTAGATGAGTTTATTAGTGAAAGTCCAATAGCTAATAATATAGTAAGTAAATATATTAAAGAAGCTCAAAAAGCTGAGAAAAAAGATACTTATGCTGCTGTAACAACAGAACAACTACAAGCTAGATATGAAGAGCTTGTTAATAAGGAAAACAAAACAGATGAAGAAGAAGTTGAACTTAAAAGTGTAGAAAATGCATTAGCTATCAGAAAGTTATCTGATAAGTTAACTCCTGAACAATCTGCAGCATTAGATAAATTAAAACAAGTATCTAAAGATGCTAAAAAGAAAGATGATCAGACAGGTTATAAAATCCAAGGTGAAGACTATAATCTTAGAGTTACTAAGTTAAAAGATCAAATCTTACAAGAAGTATATAATGTACCAGCATTTGATATTGAAGGTGTTGAGAATGTAAAACCTGTATTTGAGCTATTTGATAAAGCTTTAAAAGATTTATCTCTAAAAGCCAAATATCCTAGTGAATATGCTAACAACTTAGTAAATTATGTAGTTGATAATTTAAAAGTTAAAGGTCTTAAATCTCTAACAAATAAACTTACTGATAAAAAAGTTACTGCCTTAAAAGCTGCCCTTACAGAATCCCCTACTACATTACGTGAAACATTTAAAAAAGTTTTAGGTGATGTATTTTATCAAGAGTCTAGAGATGTGGGTAATGAACTGGATAGTGTTGCTAGAGATTTTTTTGAAGGTAATCCTATTAAGAAACCTACAAAGATGACACAAGCTGCTTTCAATGGTTTGTATGATACTTTATATGAAGTAAGAAAGAAACTACAAGAAAGAGGTGAGATTGTTATAGCATCTGGTGTTGTACCTTTTGGTAGATACAATGTTAAAGGAACAGAGCAAAAAGTTGCTGGTGAGCTTGATTTACTTGTTATTGATAAAGATGGTAAGTTTAAAATATATGATATAAAAACTTCTCAAAACTGGAACAAGTTTGGTAAACCTGAAGATAAAAATAGAAAAAAAGAAGCTTATGGACTTCAGCTTTCTATCTATAAAAAAATGCTAGAAGACATGCTGGGTATTGAAGTTACTTCTTTAGCTTTAATTCCTATAGGTGTTAGTTATGATGATAATGCTAGAATTACAGAAGTAAAACCTGAGTTTAAAAAAGAATATGCTGAAGTAACTTATGATAAAGTTGTTGAAGATTATTTACAACCTCTTATTACAAGTAAAATAAACTGGAATAATCTTATAAATAAAGCAGTAAGTGAAAAGGAACTTGATACTGTTATAGATCAGATGGATAAAGTGGGTGTTATGACACCTGATTTTTTAATGACTATCAATAAGAAAAGAGAATCTATAAAATCAAAAGCTCCAGTTACTCCATCTACTGGATTTGTACCAAGAGAAGTAGAAGGTAGATTAGATCTAGTATCTAAGTTTGGTATGGATCAAGCTATAGTAGATAAGATGACTACACCTGAAGTACTAGCTGAATATGATGCTAAACTAAAAACTTTAGAAGGTACAACTACTACAGATATAGAAGCTAAGAGAGCTGAAACAAAAGAAGCATATGTTGCTAGAAAAAAAGATGAAATATTTAAACAACTAAAAGATAAATATTCTACATTAATAACAGGTGATACTATTAACCCTATGATAGTTCAACCTAGATATATGAGTTCAGATGATATTGAACTAGCTCAAAAAGTTTTAGACCCTAAAATCTTAGAAGCAGAATATGATGCAGAACTAGCTGCTTTAGAAGGCAAACCTGCTGAAGAAACTGTAATATCTACATTAACTTTTGCACAACCTGCTGATATAGAAGTATTTAACCAAAAGTCTATACCAGAAAAGTTTAAAGAATTAATAACAGAACTTAAAGGTGACAATCAACTAGAAGGAACATATGCTATAGGTGAATACATGAACTATGAAAACCAATCTTATGAAATTACTTTGGATGATGGTAGAGTAGTTAGAACTACACCTTTTAGAGAAGGTAATGTTACTCCATTGGGTCAAAAAGTAGTTTTGAAAAAAACTAACATGGAAATTGATGGAAAAATGAGAAATGTTATTGGTGTTTACAGAATTGTTGATAATATAGTAAAAGAAAAACCTTTTACTTATATAAGAGAAAATATCATAAAAACAGAAGAAGATAAATCAAATCTTACTCTTGAAGATATGAATAAAAATATCAACAAGTTTTCATTAGAGGCTGCTAAGGTTCAAGGTTATGAAGTACTTTATGCACCAGAAAAAAATTCTCAACCAAGTAGATATTCTATTAGCAAAATAGCTGGAGATAATGTAACTTTGGAAGGATTAGGTGATAAAGTGATAGTACCAGTTTCTGACATAAAAAACAAAATAGTAGCTATAATTGATCCAAGCACTTCTAATATTACAGAAGAAGATAAAGATCAAATTATCAATAATCAAAAGGCTATTGTAAAACCTGAAACTTCTTATAATAATAATGTTTCAGAAGAAGATGCTGCTAATAACTTTTTAGATAAACTTTGCTAATAAAATTAATATGAGTGTTTGTAATTTAGAACAACTAGGTGATTTAAAGAAAGCATTAGAACAATATGTTAATGTTCTAGTAAAAGACAGTGTAAAGAATAAGAACTTTGATCCAGTATTTATAACTAAAAAAGTTTATTATACAACCTTTACTAAAAATCAAGATCATGCTCAAGCTTTGGGTATTGCTTATCATATTCCTAGCATTATCAACAATTTGTTTAAAGCAAATCCTGAGTTAGATATGTCACAAGATTTAAGCGGTAAGCAACTTGATAATTTAAAAGGTTTATTAGATACAGTAAAAACTGTTGATGGTTTAAATAAATTATCTAAGTTATTAGGTTTGCAAGGTAAGTCTTTAGAAGAAATACAAAAAGAAATTGCTAACCAAGTTAAACCTCAGCAAATAAAAATTGAAGTTATTAAGGATGGTGTAGTAGAAGAAAGTGATTTATTATTTCCTACTGAAATAGCTAAAACTACAGGTCAACAATTACAAGAAGAGAATGGTAAACCTATTAGAAATAAAACCAACCCTCAAAAAGATGTTTACTACAAAGTATTAGGTAATATATTAGAACAAAATCAAGGTGTTGAATTAACCTTTAGTGATATTGAATACTCAAGTCATAGAGGTTTTAGATTACTAGCACTTAAAGAATCTGAATTACCAGCTAATAACTTATATCCTGGTAGAACTGCATCTGATAATATTGTTACAGCTATTGTAGATAACAATGGAAACTTTTTATATTTCAATGAAGATGGAGCAATTGTACAAGAAGGTGAAGGAAAGATTGCATACTTTATTATAGGATCTGTAGATTCTAGTAAACTAGAAAGTATAAAAACAAGACTTCAAAATGATCTTGTAAAACAATATGAAACTGTTGCTGAACAAAAAGGTATTAAAGAAGACTTAGGAACTATATATTCTAAAGTTGATAAAATTATTGAGAATAGATTAAAACAGGAGCAAGCTTATATTAAATCTCTTATTGAAAAAGCAAAACAAGAAAATGTATTGTTAGAGATAACAGGTGGAATGATTGGTATACCTGTTGTACCAGCTAACAAAACAGAAAAAAGTTTATTAAAAGAGTTTGATATAACAGAAGAACAAAAAAGAAGTATATCAATTTTAACTGATAAAAATGGTAGAAGTGTGCCTCATTTAACTTTTGGTAATGGTATAAACATTTCTATAAGTAATCCTCTTAAAATAAATCAAAGATCTGCTGATGCTGAAGTGCTAAATTCTATGCTTGACATACTTCTTAATGATGTTAAGTTATTAGGTAAGTCATTAACAGCAAATGATAAAATAAACTACATAAGACAGTTTATAAATTTAAAATCTAATATCAACATTACCAGTGATGGTATTTTTGTAGATAATAAAAGATTAGATATAGAAAATGATAAAGAAGGCTCAAAAGAAATTCTTAAAAATAACTTAGGAGAATACTATATAACATTTATCAAAGGTCCATATAACTCTAATAATTTAGAGTTTTATAAAATTGGTGAAGAAAATGAATTAGATGTAGCAAATTTAAACTACTATGACTTTATAGCAGAAAGACACAATCTTAATGTAATAAAGAATGAAACTAACAACAAACCACTTATAGTCAATGGCTATTTTACTTTTGAAAATGCTGATGCTCAAATAGAAATAAACAAGCAGGTAAAAGAAGTTGTTCAAAAAGCTGAAGAAGATAATGCTAATAATAACACTTTTGAATTGCCTGATGTAAATGGAGATGAATTTGTCTATAGATCAAAACTTCTTGAAGAAATACCTACTACAGCAGAACAAGAAAAAAGAGCTAAACAATTTTTAGAAAGTCATCCAATATTTAAAGCTGTTGATGAGAATGGTAAAAAACTTATATCTACTGATTTTACTAGAACATTAGTAAACTCTGATGCATGGGCTTCATTTTCAAATGCAGCAGTTACTTTATATCAAGGTGCTAGCTATACTCATGGTTATCATGAAGCATGGCATGCATTTAGTCAATTATACCTTACTAAAAAAGAAAAAGATAATTTATATAAATCTACAGCAAAACTTAAAGGCAGTTTTCAAGTAATTAAAAAAACAGGTGGACCTGCTGGTAACAATTATGAAAAAGTTACTGTTAAGTTTAGTGACTTAAATCCTAACAACAAAGCTGATAGACTATTACTAGAAGAATTTATAGCAGAAGAGTTTAGAATATTTGCTATTAATAAAGGTAAATTTAAAACCGAGAATGAAAAAGCTAACATATTCAAGAAAGTATTTAACAGAGTGTGGGAGCTACTTAAGAATTTATTCAAAAATTCTACAAATGTTTACTCTAACCCTGGTAGTAAGAGTGTTCTTGATGAAATGTTCAATATTTTGTACACAGCTAAATCTGAAAAAGACATAAGCAAGTTTCAGTACAATGTAGATAATGTTGAATTTGGCACACTTAATTCTGGTATTTTAGCTGAGAATGGTGATACTATATTAAACTATCAAGAAGCTATGGAGCTTACTAATAGTATAGATGGTATTATATCACTTTATACTGAAAATTTTATTAAACAAGGTAAAGCTAAAGGTGAAATAAGAAATGGTTTTGTTCTATCATCTATTACAAGTCCTAAAAATCAAGTAAAGATTTATAATGAAATAGTAAAAGTTGCATTTAGTAATGAGTTAGAAAAAACTAATGATTTAATAAAAACTGTTAACTCTGATATTCAAAAAGATATTTTAAAAAGAAAAATTAAAGTATTAACTACAGCTTTAAAAGAAGAAAATTTTGGCAGTATAGAAGATGTTCTTGCTGGTAAAGCTAATACAAACTCTGTTGTAGCATTTCATAAAGAGCACTCAGCATTCAATGATATATTTACTATTACTGATTATGATGTAGAGATTGATGAAACAGATGAAAAGAAACTAGAGTATTTAGAAAGAATGGGTGAAAAGCCTGCTAATGGTTCTAAATCTCAAGACATAGCTGCTAAAGAAACTTTATATCTTGTAAAAAGTTTATACAAACAAAATGAAGATGGTACTATTAAGTTAAACAGTTTAGGTTTTCCTGAACCTGTTGATTTTATTTCTACATGGAGAGTTATAGTGGATAAATTAACCGGTGAAAGACATATAGAAGGATTGTATAATAAGTTAGGTGAAACTATTAAAAATAATGTTGCCCCTTACTTTAAACAACTAGAAACAAAATTAGGCAATCCTACTGTAGTAATGAAGAATGAAAATGCTGCAAAAATGTGGCTAAGCTTCTGGAGATCATTAAATCTTTATTCAATGCCTCTTATTACTACACAGTATGAAATAAACTATGGTGAAGATAATGCAATTAAACTAGATGTAAAAGTAGGTAAAGCTTCAGCTCAATACTATAAAATAAAAAAGAAAGACTGGCCTTCTAAGTTTGCTCAAGAAACATCAATCTTTGTTAAAAAGAAATCTGATACTAAAGAAAACATGCTTGACTTATCAGAGATTAAAAAAGCTTTTTTTAATAAACAAGAAATATTTGACTCTAAAGATCAAATTATATATACAGTAGATAAACCAAACTATTTAAAGTTTTTAAATAGTATAGGTTTATATCTTACTAATGACCCTAGTATTGAGAAAGAATTAAAAGAAGAAGATGTTAAATATATAGCTCAAGCTATTGGTCTAGCTGAATATAACAATCTTGAAATTACTGATCCCATTAATTTTTTAAGTAAAAATCAAAACTTTAAAATAAAATATAAATCAGGTAAAGAAGGTTATATATCATATAATTCATCTGTAGGTAGAATTGATAATTTAGCATTACTTGAAGCTGAACATTCTATTGAGTATGCTTCACAAATGGTTAAGGCTGCTTCTGGTAATTTAAAATCAACAGCTTCATTAAATAGTACATATACTCAGATTTTAGGAAGTATTTCTGAAATTAAAGAAAAAGGTCAGATGTTTGACACAACCGGTGACTATAAACACTTGTCATACTTAAATCCTGAGTTTAACCCTAATACAGCAGCTAGCATAACTCTTAACTCTTTATTTGATCCTAGAACAGGAATAGCAAATTCCAATAATGGTATTTATGTAGCAGATATGGATGGAGTTGCTTATGTAGGTTTGGATGGAACTGTAGAGGGTATACCCTATTCTAAAATGACTAAACTTGATAAAGTATTTACAGATATTACAAGTTTATTATTTTATGGTGTAAAAGAAGCAACATCTAGAGCAGGTGAAAAGAAAACATACTTGGGTATAAAAGTTAAAAAATATAATACATACTTAAATAAACAAACAGATTATTTATTTGCTGATACACAAGGTTTTATAAAAGATGCTAATGATGAATACTTTGATCCTCTAATTCAAGAAAAAATATTAGATAGTATTATCTATCCTAAGATTGAAGCTGAGATGAAAAGAATAAAAATGATCAAAGATAATTATGAGTATTATAAAAACTATAATGGTTTTGAAAAAGATAAAGCATTACAGTTTACAAACTTTGATGATGTGCTAGAGCAAGAAAAAGTTGAAGATAAACTTAGTCTAAAAGAAGTACTTTTATCTGATGATATATTGAATCAACTAAGTAATAAATCTCTAAAAGAAATACTTAGAGATAATAAAGACCTAAGTGCAGATCTTAAACAACAAGTAATATTATACTTTGATAAAATTACTGATTTAAACATTCAGTATTATAAAGACAGTACAAAAACAAATGTTATACCTGCTGAACTTCAGAAAGCTTTTGAGAAAAAATTTATATCATTAGATGATAAAAATCAACTTAAAGTAAAAGAAAAATTAGAACAACTTGGACAAGCTAAAAATGAAGCTCTTAGAAATGGTGTAATTAGATCTTTTGTATTTAACTCATGGGTTTATACAGCAGAGGCTGGTGCCTTAATTCATACAGATTTTTTCCAATTTAATCATGCTAAAGCTGAAGGTACAAAAAGGATACCTCCTTATCAATCACCAGGAACTATATTTGCAACTTCTTCAGTAGCTAATGATTTTGTAAACACATTTGCTCAAAGAGAATTTGAGAAAAAATTAATGGCTGAAGGTAAAATACCTCAAAAAGAACTAAAAAAACATGATGGTACTTTTAATACAGCTATTATTAAAGATTCTGTAATCAAATCAGCATATTTTGATATGTATGCAGAAATGTTTAGAAATGCATTAATAAGAAAAGGCATTACTAATGAAGCTCAAATAAACAGAGAACTTTATGGTGATGGCATTGATGAAAACGGTATACCTAAAGGTGGAAGGATGAAGCCTTATGCTGAAATAAAAGAGGCTGATGGTCAAGGTTATATCACAATAGACTCTTATAGAATATTAAAAAAACTAGAATCAGATTGGTCTGATGCTCAAGAAAAAGTTTATAAGAGTATTATAGAAGGTAAAGGTATAGCAGCTGATGAACTAGCTTCATTATTTCCTGTATACAAATTAGGTTACGCGGGTGCATTAGCTATTAAAGATAAATACCCTATTAACAGTATACATAAGTTTAGTTTATTTCCACTTATACCAGGAGTAATTGATGGTAAAATATATGAACAGTTAAATACTGAAATGATCAAACAAGGTATGGACTACATACTATTTGAGTCAGGATCAAAACAATCTTATATTAAAAACTCACCTGATTCAAAAGGTGATGATATATTTGAAAAAAATGATACTAGTAGACTTAAAGAAGGCTTTGAGTTTACTAACAATCCTATATATGTAGCATATCTTAAAAATCAAACAAAAGTTAATGATTATTTCAAAGGTCAATCTACCTTAGCAACTCAGTTACGTAAGTTATTTAATGTTAGTTTATATGCTGAAGGTAAGTCTATTAATGAAAAAGCAAAAGAAAATACTGATAAAGTGTTTTCTTTGATTGATAGACTAGTTAGTTTAAAAAGAGCTGATATATTAAGAAAGTTAAAGTTTACTCAAGATCCTAAAACTGGTAAAATTGAAGGTGATATTCAAGAACTAGTAAAATTTGTAAAGAAAGAATTACAAAAACAAGGGTATAGTCAAGCAGAAATTGACTATATAGATACTGACAGTAATGGTGTTGTAGATTTAAGTACACATCCAGCATCTCCTAGAATTGAAAAAGCTTTATTATCTATTATTAATAATAGAATAGTAAGATTAAAAGTTACAGGTGAACCTTTAGTTGAGGTATCTAATGTATTTGCACAAGATGTTAACTATAGAAAACCTGATAAAAAAGAACTTGAGACTTATGGAACAAGTGGTATAAGAGGATACATAGTTGATGTTAATGGTAAAGAAAATACAAAAGCTTTTGGTGTTAAGATAGCTCTTAATGAATCTTATCAAAACTTATTTCAAACTAATTATTTTGCAAAAGATGATAAAGGTAACTATGTAAGATCTGGTCAAATTGCTGTATACAAAAAAGACAAGGATGGTAAAAGAGAGCTTGATTTTAAAGCAAGTTTTAACAGACTTAATGAAATGTTAAAAGTAAACCAGTGGTTAAATGATGATAACAATAGATTAAAAATCAGATTAACCGGGGTAAGAATTCCTGTGCAAGGACCTAACTCTGCTGAGTTTGCTGAAGTACAAGAGTTTCTTCCTCCTCAAGCAGGTAATATTGTTATTATACCAGCAGAAATTGTAGCTAAGTCTGGTACTGACTTTGACGTTGATAAATTAACTTCTTACTCTAAGTACATATCTACTAAAGGAACTTTATTTAAAGACAGCTTTAAGACATATGAAGAGTTAGAAGACTATATTAAACAGCTAGAAGAAAGATATGAAAAAGAAAAACTAAAAGCTATAAAAGGTGAAATTAAAACAAAGCTTACTGAGAAACAATTAAAGTGGGCCTTTATTAAAGATAATCTTGCTGATTTTAGACAAGCTATTTTTGATGTAGCTGAAACTTCATATGTAGGTAATTTTAAAACATTAACTACAAAAAATAATAAAGAGTTACTTGAAAATTTACAAAATAAAAAGTTACAAGAGTATTTAAAAAATAACTTAAAAGATGCTTATAGTATATTTGCTAGTAAGATTGAAAACTTTGATAGAAAGGATTATGATAATATACTAGAAGCTTTAGATGATCTTTATGCTGAAAAAACATCATTATCTAAAACTGCTATTGAATTAAGTCTTGCTAAAGAGCAAAAAAGAAACTTTACAAAAGTTGTTGAAAATAATCTTATTGATGCTCTTACTGATGTTTTATCAATGCCTGAAATGGCTGATGTGTTATTAGCTCCTAATGATACCCATCTTACTAAATATATTACTGAAGATTCTAAAGATGAAAAAGGTCTTAAGAAAATCATCCAGGAAAATGATAGCAAAAGAGACTTTGAAAAGTCTATAATGACTGGTAAGAAAAATAAAGCTAAAGGTATCAGTGCTACAAGAATGTTAGAGCCAGACTATAATACTGAAAAACAACAAGATAATATTTCAGGTGGTCAAGGTTTAGGTATTGTTGCAGTAGGTGGTACTAATAGTAATCAGTTTAGAATACATGGTGCAAAGCTTAATAAAACTATGCCTATTGTTATAAAAACTGAAAATAAAGATGAAAAAGCAGTAGACTTTAGTATTAATGATGCTATTAAACTAAGATATCAAACTACTAAAGATGGTTCAATATCATTATCTCACATTAAAGATGTTAATGATGAAAACCTAGTATCTGAAATTATATCACAGTTATTAAATGGATTTGTAGATATTGGTAAAGATGAATGGGTAGCTTATATTCAAGGTAATCCCACAGTAATACCAAAAATATTATTCTTGGTTGATGCTGGTGTACCTTATGAAGAAATAGCATATTTTATGACTAATCCAATGATTAGAGAATATGTTAATCTAGAAAGTAACTATAGAGCACCATTATCTAAACTAATCTACGGAAGTGACCATGACAGCTCTAGAGCTAAGTCCATGGCTAAAAAAATAATGCTTGATAAAATATCTACAAAAAATGCTCCTAAAGATTATTCTGTAAATAAAGATAATGTATATGGATTACAAGTATTATTAAACTATTTGCATCCAGATAGTAAATTTACAACTGAAGAGTTAAAAGCTACAGCTTTACAAAAATTAAACTTTGGTCCAGCACAATCTGCAGGTTTTATTCAATATCTTCTTATTGAAGATTTAATGGCTGATTATGATAGAATGAAAATGACATTAAATCCTGATACTAGTACAGAACCTAACTTATTTGAAGCTAAAGTAAAACTTAGAGAAATAAAAGGTTTAGAAAATAGTCCCACTATTAATTCTGATTTATTACCTAAAATACTTGAAGGTGGAGCACTTGGTCCTTTTATGGTTTATGATTTTGCTAATGATCTATTTAGTCCATTATTTAAAACAAGAACTGATGAAAAGCTGATTAATTACCTATTAAATACTGTAGAAAACTATAAAGTATTTAACAGAATTAAAGATGTAACAGGTCAGGATGCTTATAAGTTTGCTATAGGATATCAAAATGCATTGTATCATTACTTTTTTGTAAATGGTTTAAAGCAATACAAAACTGGAGATACTCACTACAATCAAATACCTATTAATGAGTTAATTAACTTGGAAGAGGTGATTGATGATTTTAATAATAAAACTTGTTTTAATCCTCTTGCTTATATAAATAAAGGTTTATTTTATGTAGAACAAGCTGCTTTTCAAGATGCTAAAGTAGAAGACTTTATTGAGTTTGCTTTAGAAAGAGAATACTTGAGAAAAACTTATTCTTATGAGTATGTTAAACAACAACAGCTGTTTAATCAAAAATATAATGAATTAAAAGTTAACAGTTTTAACAATAACATGTTTGCTAATAGTGAAACTGCAGCTAAATATGCTTATGAGAACTGGTTGAATCAAACAGCTTTAAAAAATACTTACAATAACTACAAGTTATTTAAGTCTGGTAAAAATACTATTGCTGCTGAGTTAATGGATATTATTAAAAATAATCCAGTACTTGGTAAAAAATACACTATAATAGATAAGTTTGTAGCAAGAGCTATACCTAATCAAAAAGATAAAAAGTATACAGGTATTTTAAATTTTACTTTAACTGATCAGGCTGATATGGATGAGGCTAAAATGAATGATTATAGAAGACAGTTAAAAGAGCTTGGTGATCCTTCATTTATTAAAATACCAGGTAGCCTTGCATTAAATGAATATATAAGTAATTTCTTTTCAGAATTACCTATGTATACTTTCTTGCAATCAGGTATGAATTCTAGTGAGTTTAACTTGATGACCGTAATGCCATTAGATAAGTATAAAAGAGTAATGAGTAAGGCATCTGTGGATATGAATAAGTTATTTAATAGTAAAAATGCTAATGAATTCTTTGAAGGCTTTACTGAGTTTTATAAAGTTAATCTTAACTCAAAAAACTTTGCATTAAGAAACCGTGGTTTAAATTGGAATAAAAGTGTAGATGAAGTTAAAGGACTCAAAGTTAATAATGCTTTAAATATCAATAACTTACCTTTTGTTACTGAAGTAAAACCTAGTATTTATATAATGGATCAAACTTCAAGCGAGTATAAAAAATTACTTGATAATGCTTCTATGAGTGGAGAATCTAATCCAAATAATAAAGTATTATCTTTAATAAAAGAAAATAATCCAGAAGTTGTAGTTATGAATTCTCTATCAGATCTTAACAGAGAGTTTAAATTAATGCCAACAGAATCTTTAGAGAAGTCCAAAGCTAGTATTGATGCAGCTATAAATGAATTAGCTAATATTCAAAAATCAGGTAAAGACATAATATTTACTTCTTACTTCTTTGACAATACAGTATTTAATAAAAAGACAACTGAAAAAACACCTACTCAAGCTCCTGTAAGTACTGAAACATTACCTAGACCAGAAACTAAGATTAACATCTATGCAGGTACAAAAGAATATGCTGATTTAAGTAATTTTGCTATTAGACCTTTTACTATTAATGTAGAAACTTCTTCTGGTACAAAAACTTATACTTTCCAAAGTGTAGAACAAGGCTTCCATTTTTATAAAACTATAGTTGCTAATAACCCTACAGTAGCTAAAAAAGTTTTAGAAACTACAAGAGGGGGAGACTTGAAAAAGTTAACAAGTAGAGCAAACTTACCTATGACTCCTGAACAAACTAAGGAATGGGATAGTACTGCTAAATCTATTATGTTAAACTTAATGTATGATTCTTATGTACAAAATCCAAAAGCTGCTGAAAAATTATTAGCTACTGGGAATGCTACTATTACTCATACTCAAGATGATACAAGATGGAAAAAAGATTTTCCAGAAGTAACTATGACTGTAAGAGATATGTTAAGAGAAGAACTTCCTCAATCAAAAGCTGCTGTAACTTCTGCTGTAAAAGTTATATCTTCAGATTATGGTGTAGTTCAAGCTGAAACCAATCCTACAAAAGCTGATACTCAAGAAGTTATAAATCTTATAGCTCCACAAATTGAAAAACAAGCTTATAAAGAAAATGTTGGAGTTAATGCTAACTGGCAATTTAGTTTTGGTAATATGTGGAGTAGAGTAAATCTTAAAGCTAAACCATTATTAATTAACTCTTTTGCTGGAGTCAATAAAGTTAAAAGTTTAATTGAAGAACTTAAAAAAACAGGTAAAGTAGTTGATAAATCTAAATATATTTATGATTATCATGAACTTGATCAGGATGGTAATCCTTTACCTCCTATATCAGACTTGCAACCTTTAATAGATAAAATACAAACTGCTTTAGGTATAGATATGTCTGGTTATGATTCTGTTTTGGGTAATATTTATTTAGATAAACAAAGTATTGCTCCACATAGAGATACTACAGAAGCTAAATCTGCAGAAGGCTATCCAGTTATTGTATATACAATAGGTAATGATTCAGGTCTTGGTATATGGGATGATAATAAAGGTAAAATGACATTCCAAGGAGCATATAAAGAAGATTATCAAGGTAGAAAACCTACTAATGAAATTTTAACCAAAGATGGAACTATTTATACTTTTGGAATGGATGGTAAAGGAAGATTTAACCTTTCTCATACTACACCATTAGGTAATGTAAAAAAGAATCCTTTTCCTGCAATTAAACTTTCTGATGGTAGGACTCTTACTAACTATACTATTACTCTTACCTTTAGAAGAGCTGCAGACTTAACACCAGGTATGCCTAAAACACCTGCTAAGTTAGGTACTCAACCACAAACTACTAAAACAGATGAATTATCACTATATTTGTCTAACAAGACAAATGAAAACTTTGGTGTAACTAACCCGGATATTAAAGCTGGACCATCAATTGATGACATTGTAAATCAACATGTTCCAACTAATAAAAATGATATAGATAACAAGAAAAACGAGTGTGAATAATGAAAGGTGCATGTCCAATAAAAACTAGTCCAGACTGGGTAGCTCTGGAAAAAACTTTAGGTGAAGATAACACCTGGAAAATATGGATGTCTTCAAGACAAGATATTCTTCCTGAACCTGTAGCCGGGGGATTTTTCTTATTCCTAGAAGCAGAACCAGCAAAAGCAACTGCTTTATTAAACAAACATGTACCTCTTGTTAAAAGACAAGAGTTTACATATAATACTAGTGCTCTTGAACTTATTGAGAATGCTAAAGAAGATATGTTTAATGAACCTGCTTACAAAGAATGGTTAGATAAAAACAAATACTTATCTAAAATATTTGAAGGTGAAAAAGTTAAAAGAACAGAAGAAGAAGAAGAAAAAGCAAAAGAAAAATATCAAACACTTGAAGAAATTGCTAATGAAGTACCTGATGACTTTGTAGAGCCTATAAATGTTATAGAGCTTCAAAACAAAATGAGAAAAGATGAAATTATCTACAAAATAGGTCAAACTTTAGGCAAAGACTTTGTTATTGTAACAGCTAAAGAAGCTAATTTATTACTTAACAATAGTAATATACCATACCAAGGTCAATATGTGTTTTCTTTGCATGGTAAATATTACATGGTAGAAGATAGGATAACTTTAAATACTACTTTTAGTGAACTATCTATACCCTTTATTAACTCTTTAAGACTTAACAAAAAAGAAGATTTTAATAAAGCATATGCTAAGTTTTTAAAACTACCACAAGCAGAAGAAATAATGAACAATGTTGATACTATGTATCCAACTATGATCAATAAAGATTCTGATATCTATAAAGAACTAGTATTAGCTGAGGCTTTAAAATATGATGCTTCACTTAAAAATACTAACTCATCAATAGCTTTAGATACTGATACACAGGCTTTTCAAGAGTTTATTAAAAATGACTTATTGTATAAAACAAGACAACAGATAAGAGGTGAGTTTGGTAAAGTAAAAGCTGACAAGTTAAAAACAAATACCCCTTTAACAGAAATTGCTAAACTTTTGCAAAGTGATAAGTTTAAGATTGAAACAGAAGAAATAAAACCTGAAGATGTAAATAACTTTAATAATGAGTTAGAAAAAGCTTCTAGAGAATTAATAGATGCTATTAAAACTAGAGAATCTGAAAGTAAAATAATGAGCATTATTGATGATTTTATTCAGTATAATGATAATCAACTTAAGCTCACAATGGCAAAACCATACTGGGACATTAAAAAAGTTATTGCAGATGAACAAGCAGGTGGTTATTTAAGAGATATTGCTGAAAGATTGAAAGATGTAGATCCTAACAAAGTTAAAAATTATGCTAATCTTACTTTAGCATTTAAAACAAAATCACTTGTTAGTTCTTTATTTACTCTTGATAAAACTTTAAATGAAATAAACAAATACTTAGAAAACATTAATAACAGTGATGCTAAGTATGAAGATAAACTTAAGGATGTAGCTTATGCTCATGACTTATTAAAACAATGGAGTCAGTTTATTAGTGACACTGAAAATAGCATGCTTGAAGCAGGTGTACCTAAAGATAGTTACATATTTAGATTTGTGGCTACATTAGATGCTTCTATTAAAAAAGGTAGAGAAACATTTGTTGAAATACAAGAAGATGGTGCTGTTAAAACAACTACAGATTTATTAAACTATTTTGCTGAAAATATAACTAAACAAATAGATGAAGAAATTAATTCTTTAGAAAAACAAGCTCCATCTGCATACAGAGACAAGTTATTAAAAGAAGCAAAAGAAAAGAAAGAAAAATACACTTTTACTGAAGATAAAATTAAAAAACTTTATACAGGTGAACTAGGAGACTCTAACTTTTGGAGTACAATGTTTGAAAGTTATTCTACCAATCCTGATCCTATTATATCAACCTTTGCTTTATTTTTAAAAAAACATACTTCAGAAATTACTGCTAATGCTTTTATGAGAGCTAAAGAATTTTCAGAAAAGATGACTCCTCTTATGGATGATTTAGGTATGACAGGTAATGATCCTAAAAAAGAATTTTCACCATTTCTTACTGTAGATGAAAAAGTAACAAGAGATGCTGATGGTAAATTAACAAGACAATCAGTATTATCTCTTATATCAGCTGTAAAAAGTGGCAGATATGACCTTGCTGAAAAAGAAGAGGCTATTGAAGAAGCAAAAAAAGCTAATGATCCTGTAAAACTTAAACAAGCTTATCAAGATAAAGAAGACTTCTTAAATAAATATTTTAATAGAGAATATGTAAGAAGTTATTATGAAGACAGAAAAGTTCTTGAAAAAGAAAATTATGATGCCTTTGTAAAGCTTGAAGAAATTAACATGAAAATAAAAGACTTCAGAGTAACTAATAGTAATGAGCTTGATGCTTATGAAAATAACAGTATTCTGGATATGCTTTTAAAAGAAAGAGAAAAATTATACTCTGTATATGATGATAATGGAGTATTAAAAAGTGAAAAAGATCAAAAAATAGCTAAAGATTTAAGTGCCCACAGAAAAAAAATGGGCAAGTATTATGATTTTTTACCTAAAAAGGGTCAGTTTCAAAGAGAATTTGAAGCTTTTTCTAACATGATTTCTACTGATCCTAGATATACTAATGTAACTAAGTATAGTAGTGATGGAAGTTTAACTGATGAGTTTAAAGATCTTCAATTAGACTGGTTAAAAAAGAATAGTAGAGTAAAATATACTCAGGCTTATTATGATAGACTTAATGATATTTACACAAGATTAGCTGAGTTATCTAAAGAAATACCTAAAGAATATAGAGTAGATGAACTTTATAGAGAAAGGACAGATCTGCTTATTGGGTATAGAGATAGTTATGGTCAAACTGATCCTGGTAAAATGATTAACCGGGATAAGATATTTGAAAAACTAAAAAACATACAAGAAGACATAAACAGAATTCAAGATGCTTCTAATAATAATGAAATACCTGTAAGTAGTATTGTAAAAGCTCAAATAAAAGAAGCTTTAAAAGAATTATCTCAAATACAATTTAAACAGCCTACAGAATATTATTTAGATGAACTTAATGAGCATCTTTTAAATATGAATATTCCTACTCTTGATGCTATAGGTGCTAATGAGTTATTGAAGGATGAAAAAAAGTTACAGAGCTACTTTAATAAAAGTGCAAATTTTAAAAACTGGTTTAATAAAAATCATGTAACAAAAGAGTATGAGTATGAAAATAAAAAAACAGGAGTTTATGAAACTAAAACATCTTATCAAAGGTTAAGTGCTTGGAGTGTTGCTATTCCTATAGAAGACTCTGAAGATGATCAGTTTATAGAAAAAACTACTGTAAAGTATGAAAATGAAACTTATATTATAAATGGTATTCCTAGTAATAAATATTCTTTTCCTATAATAAAAGAAGATTTTAGAACTGTTAAAAAAGACATGACAGCTGAAGAAAAAGCTAAGTATGTTAATAACAGAGGTGAATATTTACCATTAAGTAGAGAACAGTTTATTGAACAAGGTAGAAGTGTTGAACTTAATGATCCTAACAGTGATTTAGGTAAATACATAAATGATGAATACTATGCTATAATGAGTGATCCTAAAAAAGCAGAAATGCTTAAGGTCTTAACAGAATATCATATTAAAAATCAAACTGGATTAGATAAAAGTCAAAAGCTGTATCTTGATATACCTAGATTTCCTGTAAGAGAAAATCTTGAATTACTAAGATCAGGTAAACCTCTTAAAAGATGGGTTGATAGAATTAAAAGTATTAAAAATGGTATAGTGGCAACTTTATCTGGTAAATCTAGAGAAGAAGCTAATATAGCATCTGCAGAAGTTACTGATATAGAAGAAGGTTTAGGTAATATTGAATTTGAAGAAGATTATCAAAAAATGGAAATGGCTAAGAATGCTTTACTAGATCCTGTTATTGATAAAATTCCAATGAGAGGTTTGTCTAATGTTCCTATAGAAGAAGTATCTTATGACTTAATTACATCTTTTAACTTGTATATGCTTCAGGCTGAGAAACAAAAAGTATTTAATGAAATTGCACCAGTTGCACAAGCTATGTTAAATACTTTAGAAAACTTAGATGAAGCTGCTCAAAAAATAGATAAAATAAAAGCTAAGCAAGGAACTTTAAGAGATGGTATGAAGGCTTTATTTGGTAATAAAGGTACTAGTAACCGTGTTGCAGGATTTAAAGCTCTCTATAATAGAGAATTTAAAGGTAAAATGTATGATGAAAAACATCTAGATTGGGCTAATAAAGTTACAGCAGCTATAACAAAAGGTGCATCAATAAATTATTTTGCTTTAAACCTACCTTCTGCTGTTAAAAACTACTGGGGTATTATTTGGCAATTAAATGTAGAAGCTGCTGCTGGTGAGTATTTTGATTATACTGCAATGGCTAAAGGTAAATACAGAAGTAAAACAGCAATGTCAGAGTGGACTACTAGAGTATGGGGAGGAAACTACAATACTATAGATACTCAACTTATCATGTTAATGGATCCATTAGAAGGTAAAGCTGATGAAAGTTTAGGAAAAGATGCATCAAGAACATTAGCTAAAGATGTTGCTAGTTTAAGTTTTATTTATAGTCCTAGAAAGTTTATGGAGATGGAAGGTGGTTTACAACTTTTCTATTCCATGATGTATTATAAAAAAATACCTATGATAGTTGATGGTAGAGAAACTAAAATAAACTATGCTGATGCTTTTGAAATGGATGAAAAAGGTAGATTAAAACTTAAAGATGGTATTGATTCTACCTATGGTATAACTTATGAAATTGATGAATCAGGTCAAGAAAAACTTGTACTTGGTAAAGAGTTTATCAAAATGCAAAATGCTGTTCATGAGAAATTCAAAGATCTGAATGGTGCATTTGCTAAGTTTGAACAACCACAAGCTCAACAGTATTTTGCTTATAGATTATTTGCTTTTATGAGAAGATACTTTACTACAATGTTTATGAGCAGATTTGGTAAAGACAGAGCTAACTTTGCTTTAGGTACAGTAAGATCTGGTTATTATATAGAAGCTGTACAATCTTTAAGTAAAATAATATCTACTTTAGGTCAACATATAAAATATCTACAACCATCTGAAAAAAGAGCAATGATGAAAATGCTAGTAGATGTTGGACAAAAATTAGCTGTTGCTATGATTGCTGCTTTATTATTTGGTTATGATGATGATGATGAGGATAGATTTGAAAAACTAAAAGCTAAATCTGGTGCATTAGGTGAGGATGATTTTAAATTAACAGGTTTTTTATCTAATCAAGCTTTAACACTATTATTAAAAACAGAGGCAGAAAACATGAGTTTTATTCCTCTACCGGGTTTTGGTTTAGATAGTTATTTAGATTTGACTAGTTCTACATCATTAGCATTTGGACCAACTATTACTTCTTATGCTAAAATCATAACAGATTTATCAATGCATGCTTTACCGGGAGAAGATGAAGATTTATTCTATAAAAAAGATACAGGTCCTTATCCTTGGCAAAAAGAAGGTGAAGCTAAAATATGGAACCACTTTGGAACCATGGTAGGTTTCTCAGGTAGTCAGGTTGATCCAGTTAAAGGCCTTCAATCTTTTGAAAGTTTTAGTAGAAGATAAAAAAAATAGGGCCACTCCGAAGAGCAGCCCTATTACTTAATCCATTTGAAGGATCTTTTTGATGTCAGGTGGAAAATACCTGCTACTTTTTAAAATTTTACCATCTTCTCTAAGAACTGGTTTACCATCAGCATCTAATTTGCTCATGTTACTTCTGTGTATTTCAGAAAATATTAACTGAATTTTATGTTGCAATCCATGTTTTAAGATAGTACCACAGAGAATATATAACTGATCACCTAAAGCATCTGCAATTTCATCTATATTGTTGTCTTTGCATGCTTGTAAGTACTCATCATTTTCTTCTGCCATTAGTCTATATCTTAACTCATATTCATCTTGATTAAGATTTTTAACATACAATCCATTAGCTTGACCAAAAGCTTCATGGAATTCCTTGACACTGTCTAGTTGTTTTTTCATGTTTATTTATTTAGGATTTTATCATTTTCATAATCAATAACTCTTTCTTTAAGCATAGCCTCTATAAGAATTAAGTAGTTAATTGCATCACCTATCTTCTCTTCTATATAAGCTTCAGTAGGATGACCATTTGCTCCATCAACATCCACATGCTCTAACAAGTCTTTTATAGATTGAAAGTGTTTTACTGCAAATTCCCATGCTACTTTTTCAGGAGAGCTGTGAAAGCTTAATCCTGTTGCTGATTTAAAGTTATGAAAAACATCTGAATCACCAGCATATTCTTTGCCTTTACTAGCAAGAACTTGATTGATTAAGTTTATTCTGTTTACAACAATCTTATTAAATTCTAATCTATTCATAATTTATCAATTAAAGAGTCTGTATCTACATAGTCTGCAATGCCATTTTTTTCAAAGTCATTACCATAAAATCCTGAACATGAGTCCAGTATTTCTTCTCTAACTTGCCCTTCTTCTAATGATCTCTTGATCACTTGATATCCGTATACTTCACCGGTTACATAATAGTCCATAGTCTGAACTTCATTTTCTAGAACTTTCTCTATTCTTTCTTTTAACTTGCTAGTTATTCTTTGTACTTTGTAGTTTTCTTTTGCTTTATCTTTTGTTACATAGATAAAACCTATTTGACCTGAGTCCCATGGACAACTAAATCCTGTAGTATTTATTGTTATACCACTGTGGTCATACATGTAGATAGGTAAAACAACTGCAGCATCTAGATCATTGATTAAGTACTTTTCCATTTCTGTCCAACCATTGAAGTCATCTGATGAGAAATTAACTTTGTCTCCAAAATTATATCTTCTATGAAAGATAGCCATGGTGCCTAAGTTATCCCATTCTCTTGGGCTTTCTGCCCAATCATCATTAAATATTTGGAGGACTTTGTTGTCTATCATCCTTAGTTCCTTGTATATTGTCTTGCTCATCTTCAATTATTTTGATTAATTCTAGCAAATCAAGTTGTCTATTGGCTTTGATTTGTACCTTATTATGTTCTTCACCGGTAACCTTATTAGGTTGGTTCTCCCCTTGTTCTGAGGGGAGATTTATGTTGTCAACCATTTTAAAATAATTTAAGTTGTTTTGTTTCTTTAGGTAGAATATTGTTTATCTCTCTATAGATTTTGTCTAGATAATAAGACTCATCTATGTTGTATTCTGCCCAGGGTTTGTCTACAAGCACATTAAATAGTGTCTGCATCCACTTACCTGACTCTAGCTGTATCTCTCTCTTATCATTTTTGTTTACCTTATAGATTTTACAACCATTGTTGGAGATATAATACCTTAGAGTTTTTTGTAGTGTTTGTCTTGTTATTTCTCTGTCTATTATACAAGTCTGCTGAAATTCCCACTCACCTTTGATTTTAACTCCTGCACAATAATCAAGTATGTTTCTATTTTCTTGTAAGAATTGCTCAGGTAGTTTGTTCTCAATAAAGTATGCACTCAAAGCTTTAGGTATGATTAAGTGTGATTTGTTTTTGTGTAAGGCAAGTTCTTTGTACTCAAATCTACCTTTACATTTTGATTTACCAGCTGTATTAACAGCTATGTAATTATTCACATCTGCAATTACCATCTTAGAATACTCATCATGCTCTAGCTGTAGGTTAGTTATCTTTTCCCATTCAGAACATATTTGTATATACTTCTCTTTATATTCTACCGGGATCATCATCTCTAGACCATCTGTATTTTGCATGAGTGGTATACTGTTAGGAATTCCCTCAGATAGCATTTCATACAGCATCATTAGAGTAAGCTGACCATTGATTGTAATTCTCATGGTAAACTCAGGATCATACAAAAAAGAGTTCTTGTCATTACTGAGACCATAAGTACTATTTAGAATAATCTTGTATACATAGTTCTTAGGATCTTTCTTGGGTATCTTTTTTCTTTCCTCAAAAAACCATTCATACTTATCACAGAATATGTCTTTAGGTAAATGAGCTGGAGCCCACTTGTTTCTAATAGCCAGATTAGGATAAAAACTAGTAACATCTGAAGTCATAATTACCATTCCTTCCTTAGCTTCATATACTCCAGATTTAATACAACCATGCACACCACCTAGACCAAAGTCAGTTTTTACATTTTTATAGTTGAAACTGTACTTGAATCCACCCTTGGTATCATTAGCATTAATTACTAAACTTTTAAAGTTTAAAAGTAAATTCTGAAATGTAGGATGTTTAAAGTTGGTATAAGGTAATATAATATCTGATACTTTAATGAAGTCTCTTGATGTTCTCAGGTTTCTCAGGTCATATTTCTTTATGCCTGTTTCATCACTAAGAAACATAAGGAATAGCTCTTTAGATATCCTTGGCTCAGATGCACTGTACAGATTAATACCATACTCTTTTGTCAAGTCTTTCCTAAGATTAATCTGATCTTTACTAAGATTCATAATCTGTTTGGTAGACTTAACATCATTAATACAATATGTAACTATTGTATCAAGTTGTTCTTGAGTAGTAACACTAGTACTGTGATGAATAGGCATATCCAAAATATTGTGCCAGTCCATAGAATACTGAATCCATTTTAGACTAGATCTTTTGGCCGGGTTATCCCAGTGATTTAGCTTAAATACATCTATCTGTTTTATAGATAGATCCTTCTCACTAAATTGAGGAAACTCATTGTTCTCTTGTCTTCTTATAATATCCTGAGCTAGTTTATGTATCATTCCAGCAATTACATCACCGGATAGTTTAAATAGTCCAGGACCTTTCTTAAGAATAAACTCAGTTACCTGAGAGTCAAAACTTAAACCATTAAAAGATATATGCCATTCATTATTGGCTGCATTACCTTTTAAGAATTCATATAGTTCTTTAATGTCATTTTTAAGGTGACCTACTACAAAAGTGTGGATTACATCTTTTTTATAGTGCTCTGCAACAAGAACAGTACAATCTGCCAGAGTCTCATAGTCAATTACATAGTGGTTCTGGCTCATTTTGTGTAAGATTTAGGAGTTGTTAACTGATAAATTCTTAAACCTATAACTTGCCTACTTGTATCATCAAGTTTTGTCATTTCAAATAACCATTCTAAATAACTTAGGTTATTAAACTCACTAATTCTTTCACCTTTGTATTTTCCTATTGGAAAGACATGAGTTTTGTATTCTTTGCTGTTTATTTCCATATTATTTTGTTCAGTTAAGCTGTTCCCCCGTGTTAAGTTAGATAAAAAAGGGAGTAGATTTCTCCACTCCCTATAACCACGCCATGGTTTTGTTTAGGTAATAATCTGAGGTGTACCTGCTATTACAATATCACTTTCATTAATGATCTTGTCATAAGCAATCTCATCAGCATTGATAGCAAACCTTTTTACAAAGTTTAATATCTCTTCTTTGTCAATAATGTAATACTTCTGTAAAACTTCAGTCATTCTTCTTTCTTGTTTCTCAGAAGTTGTCTGACCATTTTCAGCTTTCTTAGGTGACTTTCTCATTTCAATATCACCATTGTCATCTACTTTTGGGAACATTGCATACTCTTGTTTCTTGAAAGTAGAGTTAATCTCTAATACTTTCTTGTCTCTCCAGTACACAACATCCAGGTAAGGACATTCTGATGATACAGGAATTAATCTGAAGCTTTTCTCTGTTGGTGTCCAAGGAATTGTCACCAACATCATTGTTTTGTAGTCTGTCATAAATTTGGTTTAAGGGTTACAAATTAAAGGGTTTTTGTTCTAAGTTCCAAACTTTTAACATTTGCTTTTAATGTTTCTTTGTCTAGATCCATCTTAGAACATAATTCTCCAACCTCTTTTAGCAGAGATTCTGGTACATCTATTATCTGGGAGTACATGCTAAAGTATTTCTCAGGATATAAGAAACTTTCTATATAAGCAAAGTTAGAATCCTTCCTGCCATAGAAGTTCTCTATCTTTCTCTTATACAGTTTACTTAGCTTTGAGTAATTACCATCAATAATGTTATCCCAATCTGCTGCAAAGGTTGTAAAATCAAACACATAAACAGCCTTGTTGTCTTCAACAGGCTTAAAATCACAGAATAGTTTGTTTCCTAACAAGATATTCTTCTCAAAAGTTATAAAGTCCTTGTCATTTCTTAAATGATAAAGTACTATAAACTTTCTGTCTTCAGGTTTGTAGTGCCCATCCCATGAAATATAAGTTTCTATGGGAGTAACACTTACACCTCTTTTAATTTCTAGTATAGGATACAGAAATACTCTGCTCTTTTGGAAATAATCTCTGTACAAAGATGTTAATGTCATAAGTTTTTTGAATAAAATTATAAAATTACTTGACTAGCAGCAAATTTGTAAGGTAACTTATAATTCCGGTGTTTGTAGTGCCATGCTGCTTCATGCATCTTTTCTAACAAAAGATTATCCCAAACAAGCATAGTCCCATCAGAAACTTTAAAACAATAAACTTGTTGATACTTATCTATTACTATAAAATTAAAGACTACTTTATAACCAGAATTAATAAGATCTTTCTTATAGTGTGTTACTAGTCTTTTATAAATAGCAGCTTGAATAGAATAGTTATAAAACTCTATAGTCTCTGGAAAATCAGATATTGTTTTACCGGTAGTCTTTAAGTCATTAATGTAGATTACTTTCTCATCATGATTTATTTGAATACTGTCTACAATACCCTTTACTCCTAGAGGAAGATCTAGATTTATATCTTTTTCTTGAAACTCTATTTCATTAAGTATGTCTATGTTCTCCATCTCTGATCTGTATATACCTAATAGCTTACACACTTGTGGATCAGCTTTAAGTATATCTACTGCCTCATTGCATCTTTGTAAAGTTTCTGAGTCTATCATGTCTTTGTTTCCCCTACTCAATAAGAAAGAATAATAACTAATATTTTCTTCTGTTACAATCTTAGCTACTCTTTGCTCATCAGTTTTAAGAGACTGGTGTAAGTTGATTTCTTTGAGTATATCTACTATAATGTTTGAGTGGTCTGAGAGTAATCCTGGATTGCTTTTGTCTACTTGTGAAAAGACCTTGTCTATCACTAATCTTGAGTTGCCTGTTGGAAGTGTTGATGGCAAAAGTATAAAATTTTCATCAAATGATCCATCATTTAACAATAAACAGTGGATAACTTTTCCATCAATAAGATAAGATTCTAGTTGTTCTTCTCTCTGTTGTAGCACATAGTGCTTATAATACAGTTGAGGTGAGTATAATAGTTTATTCAATCCTGAATAACTAAGATACAAAGGCTTGGAATAAAACTCCTGCTCTAATTCAGCAGGAGTCTTTTTAGTTGTTTCTGTCATAGTTCTTCTATTGTTTCTTCTTTTACTTGTTTAGCATCTGTTATTTTAGCAAGTTCTTGAAGTTCTGGTGTTGGTAATACATCAGTCATTTTAAAACAATCTGTATTACCACTATTTTCAACTTCTTCTTTTACTAAGTTTAGTAACATATAAAGATTCTTGCTAGTAAGAATATCTTTTTCAACAAGCTTTTTTACAATCTCATCTATACCCACATAAGATCTTCTATTAATATCAAAGAAGTTACACAAGCTCTTAAAATTAACATGGTATCTAGTAGGACAGTCAAAGATTCTTCTGCTATGTTCTTTGAACAACAACAAGATATAAACTGCTGACTCTAAATAATCTGCATTTGCCATAGCTTCTAAAGCTACAATATGATCAGAGTTATTTTTACTTTCTAGCATGTTACTAAGACCTTTGTATAACTCTTCATCAATAACAACACCTGTATTAATAAGATTAAGTAAAGCATCTTGATGATACAGATTGTTAATATTGGCTTCTACAAACTGATAAGTAGCTTTTTGTTCTTCTAAAAGTAAGTAATGTGGACCATTGTTATAATCAAAATCCCAGTGATTATTTAAAGTCTTAGGATCATCTTCATCAATTACATCATCATATTGAATAAACTTTGCTGATATACCAAATTTACCACTATTAATTTTATCTAAAAAACCATAACTACAAAGTATATATTCATAGTTTACATCTTTTATATCTTCTCTTAATTGAGAGAATAAAACATTGTTAATAGGAACTTTGCTATTAAGATACTTAACTAAACTTTCTTTCTTTAATGTTCTTAACCAATGTTTTGTTTCAAACATTTGATTACTAAGTGCAGAAGGATTAGCTACTAAAATATTAGCTTTTTGCTTGTTATTAGTTATTTTAATATTATTAGCTTCACAAAAACTTTTAAGTTTAAATCTAGGAATAGTAGAATCAGGAAATATATAAAGTATGTCACCTGCTGTTGGTGTATATACTTTATTAAACTTGTTTTCTATTTTGTTTAAATATTCTTTTCCATTTATTACACTAACTTTATTATAGTCAAGTGGTTTGTTTGTATCTACATTATAGTAACTATGACCAAAATGCAGTGTCTTTTGTATATTACTCATCTTTATCATTTGCTTTTATAAATTCAACATTATTAGTAAGATGTTTATACTTATCTTTTATCTTATACTGTGTATCATAGAAAGTGTGTTTAAACTGAAGATCAGCTCTACTCATTAGATCTTTCTCTAAATATTGAAATATTTCAGGAGTAAGCACTTTTTCTCTTATACAATATTCTGCAAAGTTTAAACTACCTTTACCACTAATATAAAATAGTCTACTGTGATCCCTAAAAGTTCTACTTGCTTTAGTTCTCAAGTTTACCATTCTAGAAGCATAACCTTCTCTTGTAAGTTTCCAAATCCAGTATATAGATTTATTTATATCACAAACATTTAAGATCATTTGAGCCATCTTCCAGTTACCTTCATCAGGGCTTCTTAGCATCCCTTTTAGTGTTTCATACACTTCTGCATTTAATACTGGAGCTTCCCCCTTAATGGGGGTTGCTACCAGTGGTGTATATGTTGCTTGTTCTTCCATATTATTTCATTGACATTTTCAATACATCAGGGTTTAACATAAGCTTTTGAAACTTTTGCTTATTGTGATTAAGTATTTGCTTAACAATGATATACTTTAAGTCATTAGTAAATATTTGATCTGTAGAGAATCTGATTAATCTATCAGTGATCTTTGGAGTAATAGAGTTGTTATCAGAATAGTTACAAGTAAAGTTAATTAACCTTGTGGCTAATACACTTGCAATATCTGCACGATAGTTATTATCAGTACCAATACAGCTGTTTAACTCACCCATGATATATGCTTCATTATCATGAAGTAACATATCTTTAGGAGATACTAACTTATCTAACTTGTTGTTGATAAATGTAGTAAACATGGTAGTAAACTCTGGGTTAGTAGTTGCCTCGCCTAATTGTTGAATAAGTGGTAAAGAGTCTGCAAAGTTAGTAACAGACATCAATGAGTTAAAGAACATAGTTACAGTCCTAGCATTAATGCCTTCACCTTCCATTAACTCAGGATGTAATAATAAAAAGTTAACACATCTACCATCTATACCTGTTTTCTCTGCATATCTAGCCCATACATTAACATCAAACTTATAGTTTACATTGATAACACGAGTCTTCTGAGCTGCATCCATTGTACTAACAGAATAGTTACCATTATCTGGATTAGAAGTTAATACAATAAATGAACCTTGAGGTAAACACCAGCTGTTATAACACTGAGTCTCTATCAATGTCATAGTTGCTTGGATAAACTTCTCTGTTGCTCTACTATAATCATCTAATAACAATAACACAGGCTGTGTTCTACCTTGTGCCCACTCTGGTGCAGCATGTGTCATTCTCTTCTCACCAGTTGGTTTATAACCAGCTTGAATATACTGAGGCATAGTACCTTCTACAACCCATCTGAATGCACCATCTTTACCTACCATCTCATGTTCTTTACAAGGATAACCTACTAACATTTGTTATCCTATAGGCTCTTTATCCTATAGCTCACTGTCTTTATGTATACACAGTGTTCAGACTATATCATCTATATTTTATTAATACTTGGTAGCATTAAAATATAGTTGTGCGCTCTTGGGTATTTTGTCTTCAGCACCACCTGTTAAGATTACTTTACCTAGTCGTTGCTCCTTTACTATATTTCTATAGTACTTGGATCAGGATTGGCCTTGTTTATAAGGCTGTTCCCTGAGTTCACACAATTTTACTCGGACCTAGTAGGTTTTGCTTTTAAGACTATTTCTCTTTTACCTTTAACAAGTTGATCTACAAGCATTTGATTTATATTCTTGATACCCTTTTTTACAGGAACTTCTTCTCCTGTAGGTTCAATAATAAATAAATCAAAATATTTTGTAATAACTTGAGGTCTAATGTAGTTGAATTTTTGTGGTAAAACTTTAGAGTCTTTGTATCTAAATCTGTTTATTCCACATACTCTTCCTTCATAGTATTTAGATGCTGTAACTTGTATGTGATGTGTTGATACTCCTAATTCCTTAGCAGCTTCTTCACAATTAATAAAGTCTTTTATAAAATCTCCAGCTAAATCATACATTTCAACAGGTTTTTTATCTGGTTTTTTATGTTGATTGCTAGCATAAGATTCTTTTAAAGATTTTGAGATTTTTTCTCTTGATACTTTACTTAATACTTTTGTTACAGGATCTTGCATATTCATTGTAGCTTTTAATTCTTTTATATAATAAGCTTCTCTAACAGTTCTATCAACAGGTTCACAAAATTCTACTATTTTAAAATAGATTTCTGTTTCTCCATATTTATTAAAACAATGTTGTAAATAGCCATTACCATGAATATTATTTTTCATGTCATATCTATGCTCATATAATCTTGACCACAATGATTTACTACTTCCTACATATAAGTGTTCTTTACATTGTATAATATAAATACCACACTTGTTTTTAAGATCTTTAGTTTTTAAGTCTTTAAATAGATTTTTCATAGTTCTATAAGTTAAGTTTTAACTACAAGATACTATATTTCTTCCATTTATGCAAATTTATTTTTTATAATCCGATACATCCTCATACTCTGCTAAATTTCTTCTAACTAACTCTAAACCTAACTCATTAGCTAACTGAAGAATAGTAGAAGTTTTACCACCACCTGCTTCACCTTCTACATTCACTGTTTGTACAGCCAATCCTTTATCCAATAATATTTTATTATTGTTATAGATATAAGTTAATAATGATTTTAACTCTTCAGAGTTCATGCTAATTTTGTTGTTTGTTGCCATAATCTTTTGGTAATTGAATTTGTAAACCTTCTAAATCTTTATTTAGTCCTTGGGACTGACTAGAGATAACCCATAATACTGGTCCTCTACATTTATCTGGGGCTGGTGCCTCACCATCTGTAAAATAAATCAAGCAGTTGAATTTTCTAAAATTCTGATCATAATAATCTGTTACAGGCTCAAAGCTGGTGCCTCCTCTGCCATGTATTTTAAAATCTGCTTTAGAATCAAACTTTCCTATATGAGATATAGAACTATCACATTGAATGACAGTAATATTAGTACCACTCTTTTGAATATGATACATCTCTGATAAGAATTCTTGAAGCTCACTTGTAGATACTGATCCTGAAGTATCTATAGCAAGAAGTATATTCTTTTTATACTTATGCTTCATACCAGGATTTTCTATGAATCTAAAATTAGGTTTGTGTCTGGACATTCTGGTGTTATGTTTAATAGTCCCACCAACAAACCTTCTAAGATATCCTCTCCAATTAAACTTAGGAGGTTCTAGCTCATTAATCTTTTGTAAGATTTCTGCAAACTCTCCGGGTACTGTACCTCTAGATTTAGTAACCTGATCAGCTACTTCTTTAAGAATATGCTCTGTTTGTGTTTTAATCAACTTCTTAGTTGCTTCATCAAGATCTTCAAACTCTTGCCAAGAATCATGATTAGGTAATTTTACTTTAATATTACCTTCTCCATCAACTTCTACTTCACAAGTACCATCTCCATTACCATCAGCTTCCATCATCTTATCTAGATTAGGACAAGTTCCCGGATTATTAGCAGCTTGCATTAGCTTATCATAATAATACTTGGTACCTTGTTTCTTTTCTAGTTTTAGTTCAGGAAACAAATCAAGAGTCATACCACCTGGTGGCAAACTATCTTCATCTATAAATTGATTTATTTCACAATCCATAGCTATGTTAGCTATTTTTTTATTTGTAAGGTGATCAAAATCTGTTATATGAAAAAAACCTATATGAAGCAATTCGTGCTTGATCAAAGCTATTCTATGTTTAGGTTCAAGAGTCTTCCAAAACTCTTCATTTAGATACAACTGATAATTAATACCTAGCCTGCTAACACCTGCAGTAGGTACTTTATTACTCCATTGTTTGTTTAACATTGTAAGGAACATACCATAGAAGGGTTCCTTAAGCATTAACTCTTTACTAGCTTTTGCTAGTTCTTCTGCTTTGTTACTCATGTTGTTTTAGCTTTACATTTATTTCTATAGAGTCAATTAGATCTTCAAAGCCTATTAAACTTCTACTAATGAAATCTTGTAGTCTTTTAGTGTAAAACACTATATCAAACTCTTTGTCTTCTTTAGAAGTATACTTGTTGTGTTTAATTACTTTAAACAAATCAGCATATGTAATAAACTTTAGTGTCATAGCTGTGTAGCTACCGTGATACTTAAGGACTTTCTTAGCATGTTTTTCCCAAAGATCTTTTCTGCAGTTTGCATTCTTTCTTAAGAATAGTGTTTGAAGAAGATTCTTTTTGCCTCCTAGATTGTTTATAGCAGTAAGTGCTACTATTGCATCTTCATCAGATGCATTTAACATATCTAGTAAGCTATTATAAGATTCTTCATCAATTTTTATTTTATTAGTTAATCCTCTAGTTTTTGTGTCTTGAGCATCCATGTTGGTGTTTCTTTGTTGTTAAGAGCATCTACCCATTCTTTAGCTGATGGAATATAGCCATTGCAGTCTTCTTTGACATGCTGTTCACCTACATACCGGGTGTATACAATATTATTATCTGAGTTAAAAAAATGTGTACCAAATATTTTTTCACATTCAAATATGCCTTCAGAGTGGTGCCGAAACATTCTGTGAATACTATGACCAACCCATCCTTTGGTTTCATCAAACCACTCATGATACTTGATATAATCTTCCCATTGACCACCAAACTTTTTAGCTGAGCTTTTGCTGTGCTGAATAGGATGACTCATGTTATTCTTTTAAGTATTCTTTTAGTAAGCCGTTGTGGCTATACATTTCAACTTCAGTTATTCTTATATTATTTTGTATATTATAAATAAACTCATCAAGATCAATGGTAATGGTACCATAACCACCTTCATTGTTATACCAGTCTTCTAAACCATCTAACATAGGATATGCTAGATTTTGTATATCATCATGCTGAGATTCATTTATGTTTAACTGACTAGAATAATATTCATCATCTTCTTTATCATAATAAAGAACATTGTCTATAGCTCCAGAATCTCCTGATCCTTCATATGTTATTCTTATTTGTTTAACACCTCTGTCTTTTAAAAAGACAACAGCTTTTTGCCATGTATCTAATGTTTCTTCTGTCATATTTTTCCTTGTATATTTTCATTATACTTTTCCCTTAAACCATTTACCAGCTATATTACCATTGAGAAATGCTTGACTTTCTAATACACCTAGTACAAACTGATGCTTAACTTCTTCATAAGTAAGTTGGTTTTTACTAAAGCATAT